ATCTCCGTAATCAGGATCTGCGATGTATCCCAAAATGTCTTGATAAACTGTCTTACCAAATCCCCAGAATTTAACACCTTCATTTTCTTTACCTCTTACAATAACTGGTACGAAAGTTCTCAACTTTGGTTCCATTTTTTTACCTGCTTTCCAATCATCAGTGTCTCCTGTTCTTTTGAGTTTTTCTGCAAACTCAACAATAGGATCAGGTCTACCAAATGACATTGGAGATAGATAAGTTTTGTTATTGATATTGTAGTGAAAATAAAGTTCAATGAAAGGAATATCTTTGTTGAACTTGTACGGAACGATACGAATTACCGATTTTCCGTTAGCCGGTTTGAAGATTGCGTCCGACTTTTTTGTGTTGTTTTGAAGAGAATTAAATCTCTTTAGCGCCAATGAAATGTCCATTGTTTTTTAGATTTTAAGGTTTAAAAAAATTGTTTAAAGTTTAAGGTTTAAGTAGCTACTTCCTACATAACTAAATATAACCTTTTTCTGTTTTACTATGTAAATATACGGAAAATTTCCGAATTTACCAAATTATTTTTGGAGTAGACCTATCTTGCGTTCCAGATAGAATTTAGCCTTTTTTAAGTCCTCTAATTCCTTTTGAGGGTCTTTTTTACCTGCTCTGGCTACATATTTTACTACATTGAAAAGATATGCATCTTTCTCCAATTCCCATGCTTCGCATACCTTAATTACTTCGTATGGATTATCTGCTCCACCATAGTGTGCAGGTCCATTTACCATCTCTTTATTCATAACTTTTTATTTACTTAAAAATTTGATACCACTTCTTCTTTTTCGGTTTAGGCATTTCAAATGGTGTTATATTATCATAACAATTTATACTACCACCATATCTTGCGGACATCATTTGTAAAAAAACCTGATGGTACTCATCGGGTATGTTTTCAAAATTAGCCGTTATCTTTACGGTCAAATTAACCGAACTATCATCCGTTTTTAACAATTTAAGTTCATCACGCATTTCAACCAAATAACTGGATTTTACAGTTAAATGATTTCCGTTGCCGATGTATAACTCTGATTTATCACTCATAACTTATTTTTCCATTTTGTTTCCATATATTCAATGTATCTATCTTGCTTATTGCCATTATAGAACATCCATGCAATGTAATAATCAAACAACCACTCTATCTTCTTTAATAACCTTTTCATTTAATTTATTTTTTAATTTTACTGCTAATGCGCAAGTTTCATATTCTTCAAATTCAATTAAAGTTTTTAGGTTATCTTCAATCAAATCTAAAAATTCTCTTTTGTCAATAGATAAGGTAACAACTAATATACCTTTGATTGAGATATTTGCAAAATCTACTTTTTGCTTTTTGTTTCTCAACCCATAATCTATTCCATTTATTATAGCTTTTGAAATTTCACACCTATGTGTATTAAAGACATCGGAAGGATCTTCAGTCGTTATTTGAATTGGTATAAATTTTTTTCTTGGCATAAACCAAATATAGTAAATTTTTTACAATAAACCAAATTAAAATGTATCCAAATTATTTTCTTTACTTAAATTTATAGCTTTGAATATTTTTGTAGGTATTTTTTTATAACCAAAGTTTGATGTGGTTAATATACAATTTTGAAATTCTTCCCAATCAATCATATAGGAGTTATCTAATTGTCCTCCTGTTTTTGACTTAACTACTTCATTGAGAGCATTGATTGTATATATTGTATTTGATTGTTTCTTTCTATGAACCAATATGGTTTTCCAATTTGAATTGATTGCTGCAGAACCTTTTTCTACATTAAAGGTAATGAATAGTTCATCCGATTTTATTTTACTTTCTAAAATAAACACATTCGGATTAATCAAATTGTAATTTTTTAGTATAAAATCCATTGATTTATCCAACTCATCCTTCGTAGTAAATAAGCAAAGTAGTTGTGTATTCATTATTTTCTATTTTTTAGCTTTACCCTTTAAGCATTTTTGCATATCAGTTCCTAATCCTCCTAAAATTGATTTGGCTTCTCCCTTTGTTCTATATGTTTCTTTACCTATTTGCTTTTGAGTCGTTTCATCACCAAATGCAACCGAATCACTATCAGGATAAACTCTTAATCTTTTTGATAAATGTTGTATCAATCTTTGTCTGGATTGAGGTGTTTCGGTTTCTCCTTTAAATCCTGATAATTCTGCTAAACATTCTCTATAATAAGATGGTTCAACATTGTCACCTCCTATGTTTTGTGAACTCACGCCATCTCTTTCACCGCTAATATAAGCATCAAAATGCATTCTATGTAAGTAATCAGTTATATATGCTTGTTGATGTGGTCCATTGTCCGCATTTTTATTATACGGATACGATGGTGGTTTTGTTTCTTTATCTGCTTTTTGGATTGCATTGACCATACGTGTATGTGCTTCTGCCATTACTTCACGTCTTCCAGAAGCAGCATCTTTAATACTTGTTGTTGTTTTTAAAACTAATGATAATTCTTTATCATCAATTTCAAATTTTTCTGCTATTTTTGATTTATTTTTTTCATCCACATTTTCAACCATTTCACTTATCTTTTTAACACAAATAACAGCATCGTTTGGTGGTTCATCCTTTGAAGCGGCTTTTAAAGCGATTCTAACAATATTTTCATCACTTGTTGGTAACTTAATTCCCAATTCATTTGCCGTTTCTTGTACCCATTTTCTAGGTGGTGTGCCACCCATAAAATCATTTAAATAATTTTTTCTTTTTCCTAATTTTAAAGGATAATTTGTCAGAACTTTTGTTAAAATTTTTATTTGCGCATTCTCCGTTTTAGTATCTAATTTTTTTCTTTCTTTATCAAAATCTTTACATGATGCCTTTAATCCATCCGAAGCCCTCTTTACCATATCACTTACATCCTCAAATTCTTTTTTCAATTTTGATGACATTTTATTGCCCATAATATTATCCATAGCTTTTATTTTTTCATCTACGGATGTATTATTATGAGGATCAGCATAAGTTTTTTTATTCGATGTATGCTTAAACCCAACCGTTCCATCTTCTAATTCATATAAAACTCCAGTATCACTTTCTTCTAATTTATTTATAAAATTTAATTGCCTTTCGTAATGTTTTTTATTTTTTGGGTCATCTTTTATTTTTTTATCAAAAAAGTTTTTAAGCATTGACCTAGATTGTTTATCTACTATAACTCCCTGTGGATATGGTTGTTTTTGTTTTTTTGCTGCTCTATATTTTGGTTCTGTTAATAATACTCTTGCTTCTGTTTTTGCAGTTTCTAATGCAACTTTTGCCCATTCCATTCTTTGATTAGTAGACATTGTTTTCGCAAGTTTGGTATTCATTATTTCTTTAAGTACCGTTTGCTCTTCAGCTGGTGATAACTTACCACCCTTATTAAAAACAACATTTATATATTTACCACCATTATTTTCAGCCAGAGATGAACCTTCTGTTCCTTGTGGTCTCAAATAATTGTCATTAATTTCATCACTTCTCATTTTTAAAAAATCAGTTGCATATTTATCTGGATTTTTTGAATTATAAAATTCTTCTCTGGATTGAACAATTCTTTGTTCTACATATTTTTTTATTTGAGTATCTTTCATACCTGAAAGATTAATCCTATCACTAATTGATACGGATTTTTCTTTTTTATCTTTTTTCTTTTCTGCACCAGTCACATCAATATCCGATTTAGGTGCCGATGTTTGTTTTGTTCCTGTTTTTGTGGATTTATTTTTTTTAGGTTTTTCTTCATCACCAGGACCAACATCAACCATATCAATATCTTTCTCACTATATCCTGCAGTATTAAACATTCCCTTTGCTATACCGTATGCTCTACTGGTTTTATCGTAACCTAATGCGGTTCCAACCATTACATCATTTCCGGTATCTGGATTTGTGAATGTTTTTGCTAATACTTGTTTGATATCTTGCTTTGCTTCATTCAAATATGAAAAATACACTCTTGCCTTTTGTCCAAGTTCAAATGCATTATCATATCCGTTTTCTTTAAGGATATTGATTAATTCTGTTACTTGGTGTTCTTTGGTTAAATCTACTATACCAACTCTGTAACTTAATTCTAAAAGTATATCATCAAAATTTTGTATCATTTATTTTTATATTTTTAT